CATCATCCCCGCCCACTGAAAGCTCAATAATCTTATATCTTCGCCATGCTAATTGCTCTTTTGATAGTCCATATAAATCTATGAGCTTTATCTCTTTTTCATCTAAAACCATATCAATTGGAGCTTCACGAATATAAGAAATATCCCAGAACCAAGGAATAAATATCGCAATAAAATCAGATAAACCGGCTTCGGCTAATTGCCATTGTTGATGGAAATAATTGCCTACACCATTTGCGGTGGATTCGAATATAACTTCCGTTCCCGCGCCGCTGGGAATTGCTTGGAGAATACCTTTTGCATGTTCTGCGGCATTAGCCCAAAAAGCGATCTCACTCCCGTGAAAGAGTTGAATAGTACTAGAACGACCTACGCTTTTGTTTTCTGCAGTTCCAATCTTATAACCTGAATCTAATTTACCAAAGATTAATTCTTTAGAATTACTTGTGCTTGCCTCCGGCCTAACTACTGATGGGCAGTTCTCATAATATCTCTTTGTCATTCTAAAAAGATTATCGGTAGCATCTAATGCATGAGTAAGAATAAATGTTTGAGTACCAAAAGAATATGTTGTGATATGAAAATATCGACCACCTACATAAGTACTTAAACCTAATTGCCTCCCCTTTAAAAGAATAGCTCTAACCTTTCCAGTTGTGAGCTTTTGATATTCTAACTTTTCATGAACATATTTTTGAGCATAGTTAAATTCGAATGGAACAATACTTTGTGATTTTGTACGGATTTTGAGACATTTACTTGCATAATGAGCAAAATCATCTTTTAAACGTTGCCTGATTTTTTTTTCTTTTTCATCCATTTTCGAGCTCTGTAATCATTTTCATAATTGGATAAATTACTTGCGAAACAATTGAGTTGCCTAATGCCTTTATTCTAGATCTGTCCATCCCTGTGGGTATCCCATTAAGTCCTCGGCGAGTGAGGGCGTTACAGTGAAACCAGTCTCGAGCTTTAAAAGTCTTCCAAGGCTTAGGGATGAATTTTTCCCATTCTGCGTGTAGCGCCTCCATGTTCCATTCTTTGTCTTTCGGTATAGATCTGCTTTGCCAATAATTGATGCCATTGTTGCATCTGAGCTGCATAGCGTTGGCAATAATCCATACCCTGTCACGTCTATGTGGCGCGTTCGCGGCACAAGCTGGAATAATAAATGGCCTCGATTCATAACCCTCTCGCGCCAAATCATCGAGGATATTGTCGAGCTCCATGGCCACAATTCCACTAACATTTTCTGCAATAATCCAAGCGGGGTGACATTCTTTGATAATTCTAAGCATTTCTGGCCAAAGATATCGATTATCATTTCTTCCTCTTTTTTTACCCGCGACGCTAAAAGATTGACAGGGAAAACCACCTGTAAGCAAATCTATTTGTTGATCCCAACAAAATGTTTTTATATCACCATGAATAGGAACAACAGGAAAATTCTTTTGTAAAACTCTTTGACAAAATTTATCTTTTTCTACAAATTGAATTGTTTCAATACCACACCATTTAGCCGCTAAAGCAAATCCACCTATTCCACTAAAAAGATCTATATGTTTCATGCTAAATTTACAATACCAGTAGTATATGGTTGCCCAGGAATAATATTATTCCTAATATCTTTCGGAACCGACATTATCATCTCAATCTCTTTCAATTTAGCTTTTACTGCATCACATTTTTCCTTACCTTGAATCCAATCAGAATAATTACTTTTTGTAATTATATGAAGCGCTTCATTATCAGGATCTAAATTTTCAGAAGGAAAAAAATTCAAATAAATTATTTCATCAAAGTTTATATATAAATCATCAGTTATTTTCGTCAGCACAACCAGCCTCTCTTTTCATTTTCTTAATCATTAAATCATTATTATGAACATGCCAAGTTTCACAATTCCTACATATTAAAATATTCATAGTAAAATCTTTTTTGTTAAATATATTTAAACATGTCATATTTACTAGAATATATTCTTTATGTTTACAAAACAGCTTTTGAATTTTTTTGACGATCCAAAACATCAGTTAATACCTCAAAACGTTCATCTCTTTCTTTTCTATTTTCAAATCGCTCAGTTAAACTTAAATGTCTACCTGCATATTCACCCTTTCCAATTATTTCATTTGAATTAACTTTATAAATGGATTTCAAAGTCATTTTACGACCTGAAAACATAATTGGAATTTTCTTCTTGAGCATTATTCTAAATCCTTTAGTGAATCTTCATGGGGCTTAATATTGTGTTCTAACACATTTGTTTCTTTCCAGTTAGCCCTAGATTTTAAATAAAATATCTCTGCAACAATATTTCCAGCTTTGGCATTTTCAAACAAAGAATTAGCTACAATACTAATACCTTTATCCCTTCCTCTCTTTATAGCATCCTCTAACTCCTGATACTGATTTCTCTTATTATGAAGAGTTGATAAACCTATTCCTAGGCAATTCGCTATTTGTTCTATAGTCAATCCTCTTCCCGCTAATGCTTCAGCTTTCTCTACGATTTCCTTTGTTATAATTAAAGGAGGCTTTCCAACCGGTTTAGATAATTTCTTTTTCTTGGCAGGCATTTGCAATCTCCTCAAAAGTTTGTTGAGTTGATTCAAGTATAGCTTTTTTTCCGGTGAAATTTTGCCAGCGTTTTATTATTACATCGCAAAATTTGGGATCAATTTCCATAATCAAGGCTTTTCTATTAGTTTTTTCGCAAGCAATAATAAGTGTACCACTCCCTCCAAATGGATCATAAATAAAATCATTAAATTTAGTATGATTTTCAATTGGAATTAAATATATTTCGACTGGCTTTTGAGTTGGATGTTCTGTTTTTTCTTTCTCAAAAATAATAGATTTAATATCCCACACTGTCATTTCTTTGCGGCTTCCATTCCAAGAATGATTTACATTTTTTCGTATGGCATACCAGCATGGCTCATGTTTCCAATGATAATCTGATCGACTCAGCGCATGCACATTCTTATTCCAAATTATTTGTTGCTTGATTTCAAAATCGCACTTCCTGATACCTTCCATTACAAGATCTGTAAATGCGCTGGCATGCCACACATACATTATATTTCCTTCAAATAAAGAATAAGCTTCATGCCAATCATATTGATTATCATTTTTCAAAGAATTATTATTTTCACGAGAAGTAGCTTTTACATTTTTTGCTTTTGCTCTCCATCCAGCTTCATAATTCACACCATAAGGAGGATCAGTAATCATTAAATTAGGTTTTTCATTATTTAATAATAAATCAACATTATTAGGATTAGTACTATCACCACACATTAATCTATGATTACCAAGTAACCAAACATCATTTAATTTCGAAATAATGTTTTGCTCGATACTCGGCACCGAATCCTGATCTGTCAAACCTTCCATTAAAACTTCAGGATTAAGAAACGAATTAATTTCATCCGAAGTAAAGCCAGTTAATGTAATATCAAAATTATCAGCGAGTAAAGCCTCAAATTCTTGTTGTAACTTATCACTCGACCAACCAGCATTTAATGCTATCCGATTGTCAGCCAAAATATAAGCTCGTTTCTTGGTTTCGCTCAAGCCTTTTAATTCAATTGTAGGGACTTCATTTAATCCCATCAAGGCTGCAGCAAGCAATCTTCCATGTCCAGCAATAATCATTTTCTTTTCATCAATCAAGATAGGATTATTAAAACCAAATTCTTTAATAGAATTTACAATTTCTTTAATTTGATCCTCTGAATGAGTGCGTGCATTATTTTGATAAGGAATTAATTCTGTAATTTTATAATTTATAATTTTCAACATTAGACTTCCAAATTTTTCTTAGGCCGACCAGCTTTCTTTTTTTCAATAACATCGTCCTCATTTCTAGAATTTATAATAGTAGGCAAATCTATTGTCTCACTACCAATTTCTGAAATTTTGGTAGTTGCATTTGTTTCTTCTTGCAAGAATTTATCTTCATCCGATTTTGAAGGTATTTCCAGCCATCCAATTCCATTACATTCGTGACAATCAATCTCGAATGAACCAAGCCCCACAAGTTTCTTACGACCTTTACAAATATGACAACCTACCAATGTGCTTTCACTCATTTTCACACTCCAAAACAATTGCTTTAGTTGCCCACATTATACTCTGTTCTAAATTTGTTATCGCTAGAGACATTTCTCTATTTTTTATTGCTTCAAATTGAAGTAATAGAGCTTCAGCTTGTTGTTTTATCTTTAAAATACCCTCAGTAGCCTCATTTGGTAAAGATTTGTACTCTTTTCTAAATACATATTTTGACATAAATATTCCTTAATTGATTGTCCATATTTATACCGCAATACAAAAATAATGTAAATTTATAAAAAAGAAGAATAAATGTATTGATTAGTTAATATAACTATATATAATGACCTTATTAACAATGCAAACGAGGAAAGCAAAATGAAACATACACGAATAATGAAGATGAATAAAATTCTAAGAGGAACCTTTGGAGTATTTAAAAGTGAAATGATATATGAATATAGAGCCGGTATTTGGTGGTTAATGCCGGTTAGCTGGTATAACGCAAGATAATAGGAAAATAAAATGAATTATTATTACATTTGCAAAAAAAACGAAAGCATAATAAATACTTTTATTGGAAAAATTTGCAAAGGTTGTGATAAGAAAACAAATTTATTAGCAAAAGAAAAATTAAAGACTTGGAAATTACCCACTTTTACAGAAGAGAGCTTGAAATGTATATAAATGATGAAGGTTATGAATATGATGAAGAACAAATTAATAATTTCGCAATTAAAAATGGCGATTGTCCCGATTGCGGAGAAAAAATTAATAATCCAAAATGTTGTTGTTATTCGGAATTAAAATCATGATAAAAAATGGTAACGGAATTGAAACTTGTGATAGATGCGATAATCATGGAGAATTTTATATTAATATTCCAGCATTAGGAATAACAAATTTAGTCTCATGCGAAGAATGCGAACAAGGCTTAAAAAAACAAAAAGAAATAGGAGAAATTTAAAATGCCATGTAATACGCCACAAGGTGAGATTGAATGGTTTGAAAAACAATATGGCACAAACAATCCTGATAAGTTGAGAGATATGTTATGCCGAGTTTTAAATGAAATCGGACATCAAGAGCCTGGAATAGTTTTAGACCAAGACATAAAAGACTGGTTTGTTAAGCATAAGGAGTGGGATAAACAAAGAAAAAGTGGAGAAATTTAGAATGAGCTGGAAAAAAAATCATTTAAAAGATTTAAAAGAAGAATTAGAAACAATGGAAGCACAAGTTAAATTAGACAAATAATGCCACGATAAAAATATTCAAAAATTAGCCGAATTAAAAGAAGTTATTAAAAAATTAGAGGAAATTTAAAATGTATGTACTACTAACAAATTCAATTCACAATAAGAAAATTTCCATTAAAGTTTTAGAAAAAAATAAAGATTTAATAGATAAAAAATTACAAATCAGTCGGACTACTTATCATAAAATTAAAAAACAAATTTGCGGAGATAAACTTTGTAAATGTAATTTAACTGAAGGCAGCATAAATAAATTAACAGGAAATTATAAAGATAATAATTTTGTAATTTGGATTAACGGAGATTTAATAAATGAAAAAGTATAAATATCGGGTTATTCAAAAAAAACAAAATGACTATTTAAATATTGAAAAAAAAGAAATTTCCTTATTTTCTTTTAAATATTGGGAATATGTTACAACAGCATCTACAATTGAAGAAGCAGACAAAAAAATAAAAGATGAAATTGCTTTAGACGTTAAACCTGATATGACTATAATTAAAGAGATAAACCCTCATGCTTAATCAAGAATGCAATGAATGCCTTGAAATTAGAGAATTTAATCCTTACTCTCTCGGCTGCGAAAAATGTAACGACACAAATCATTATGATGAAGATAGGAATGAAGAATGAATCAAGAAAAAATAGCTAAAGAAGGTAGAGCTTTGTCAATTCGAATAGATGATGATATTAGTGAAACAATGAAAAAATTAAAATTAGAAGAAGATGAAGCTCGATATTTTCGTGATTTTACTTTAGCAACCGTCATTTGCGCACATATTCAGGCTCGTTGCTATGTACTAAATGAGAATTTAGATGATGCTATTGGAAACTTTATTAAATTAATCCATGAAGTTTTAGAATTGGGGAAAAATTTGAATGTTTGAATTAGAAACATTAACAGCCGAAGCATTTCAAATCTACGGTAAAATAAGTTATGAAATGTCCATATTAATCATCAAAGAAATAAGTAAATATCCTAAAATATTTAGTAAGGAAAAACTTCCAAGTTTGCATCTTGAAATTGCATCTACAATTTTTATGAATTCTTTGCATCCATTTTCAAAAGCTTCAGGAATTCCAATAAAAGATCTTCTAAATCATTTTATAAATATTTGGGTTAATGTTGAGGATATTGAATGTCCGACCATAAATTAATTCAAAAACTTATTGAAATTTGGGGTTATTTGGAATATGAAGCGCATGAAAAAGCCGAAGAACTCCATCAATTAATTCAAGTTATAAAATTAAAATTGAAAGAAAGGATTCACAATGAAGATTTATAAATATCCAATTCCCATGACTTCTAAATTTTCGCTTTCTCTTCCAAAGGATTCGAAAATTTTAACATTTCAAGCTCAAAATAATATTTCATGTATTTGGTTCAGTTTCCCAGCAAATACAAATGAAGAAATTTTTAGAAAATTTGAAATATATGGAACAGGTGACGATATTATTTCTCCCTATAATCTAGAGTATATTGGAACAGTACAATTAGCTGATGGTAAATTAGTTTGGCATTTATTTGAGGATCTATCATGAAATGCCAATTATGTGACAAAAAAGATTTTCCTATTATTTATAATATTGATTATCCAATAGAAAAACAACCTGTTATTATATGCCGTGAATGCAGCAGAGAGCATTTAGATTATATGTCATGGAATCGAATATGGATCTATGATCAAATGCAAAAAGGAAAAAGATGTAGTTAAGTTTATGGCCCAATGCATCCCTTTTAATCATTCATCAAATGTGTATAAAGGTTGCATGCAACTTTCCTTGCCTTGCAATAACGATGTATTGGGTCACCAATTTATAAAGAAGTTTTAAAAAATTTTAATTAAGAATTTATGATAATCGCACTACTGATAGTGAAGTAGATAAGATATAAGTAAGATAGGTTAAGAAAGCGTGATGCGAGCAACTACTTACCTTATAGATACGCATCTGAATGCTTACAAGTTGGGGCAGAACCAACCGATTATCACTCTTTACAAAATGATACTGTCGTCCTACTTGCGCGTGTGGGAAGGTTAGTTAGATTAATAACTGTTATCAACCTGTCAGTTATATTGACTTCAGAAGCCCTTAAAGCCGACGAGAAAAATCTCGTACAGTATCACCTTTTTTATTAGGTACAATGGAATGTATCATCATAGAGAAATTTATTTCGTCCATACTCATTACAATAGTGATTATTATCAAACTATAGGTTTTTATACGTTACCTGAAGCCGAAAAATACGCTAGAAAAATGAAATCGAGAAGTATCAAAGCTATTATTTCTACGATTTATATTTATCGGACTGCAGACATGGTTCCAAGGCAAGTTCCTATTTTTAGTCCGGTCATTAAAGAATCTTTTAAAGAAAAAAGTTAACGTCTTATATGAAAATAGAATAATAAAATAATTGTTTCTGCATTTAAAAGATCGTGATAAATATCTTTATCAAAAAAATTTCCACTAAAAAAAAGATAACAAAAAAATCCCGCAGTAAAAAATACTGCAAGACAATGCGCAAACCATTTAACTTTGATTCTATAATCCCGCAGCCTTTAAAGCAGCGATAGCGGCTTCAATTTTGCTACGAATAGCGGATAATTCAGGCGAAAGGGGAATTGCATCAATCATAGGTAAAATCAATTGTAAATCCGCAAATAATGCTTCTAATTCCAGAATAATGCCCATTTTTTAAAATCCTTTTTAAGTTAATTCACCGGTTAAAAATATAGTTGCAATTTCCTGATATCGCAGTTTATCTTGTTGGGCCGCTTCCGACAACAAAACATTATTATGAGCTAATTGCCAATTGTTATTTTTTAAGGCATCTAATGTTTGGTGAAATTCTAATAAACCATTAATACCAAGATTGAAACATATTGAGATTAAAGCCGATTGTCTCGCTTCATTTAGCTCTGAATACCATGGAAGTTTTAAATTCAATTGATGAATCGTTTCGAGAGTATCTTCTAAAAGAATTTCTGAGGCTATAGAAGCCGATATTCCATTAGCTGATAGGTTGTGCCCATACCCAATTGTTTCGAAGCCCCTGGAGTCTCTATAGGGCTTTAAACGCAATCCTTCCTGCCTTATTAACATTTTCTGTAGCGATGCTCTTCCGTTAGGTGACATTCTCGATCTCCTCTTCATCATCTAGTGTAAATTTTAAACTAAAAATAGGGTCTGTTGGAAGAGTGCATTTTTTGCAGCAATACCAGTCTTGTTCTATAATCAAATCTTCCTTACAGCACCTGCTGACTAACATTTATTCATAGCTCCAACATTTCAAGCAAATCCAATCCGAATAGTCCAAAGACCAATCAATTAATGTACTTATTTCTTCCTTGGTCAATTCTTGCAAGCAAAGAGGACAATTTATAGGCTGATTTTGGTTTTTATCTGAACACATTTACAATCCCTTTTTAGCTTGTTCACTTTTCCACCATTCTTTTAATGGACTTTCAAGCTCAGAGCGTGATTTTTGTTTTTCTAGGACTTGATTTGCCCATTCCATACGAGGACGTTGTGGAATAGGGTCTGGACGGTTATAGCCAAGCTCTGCGCGAGGGTCGGGATCTTTTTGATATAAGGGTTCATCTGACCATCTGCGTTGCTCTGAAGGCTTTAAATTAGCTTGAGAGTTTTTCTTTTCGTTCATAATGAAATTTCCACATTTTTTTACTTCGTCATTTGTCATCAAATTTATCTCTTAAAAAAAAATCATTACACCGTATTGGTACTTAACTACACCGTATTGGTACTTAAAACGTATTCGGTGGAAGTTTATTATACTCTTTTACACCGTATTGGTACTTAAAGCTGTATATTTTCTGTTTTTTTACACCGTATTGGTACCCCTTTATAGTGTTACCATAGATACTACCCTTTTAATAATCTCCTCAGCTTTAAGCCCCCACCCTTAATATCTAACTTTCCCTTACAGTCATCGATGGGTATCCAAGTGAGAGCGTACAAGCTACAAGTTTTTTTAAATCCTTGCCTAGTTACTAAAATCCAATTATTGTTAAGCAAATCCTTTTTGGAACGTTCTAAAGTCCCCCTAGTCCATCCTCTCTTTTTCATAATTGAAATTGGAATAGATAAATCTCCATTATTAAACCCGTTATAGAATCTCGTCATATGAATTAATAAACATTGGGAAGACCAATTAAGAGAAAGAAAATCAGGATCATCTAAAATTGCATGAGGAATAGCTGAATAATTTTTGGGTTTATAATTGGATTTATTCTTACTTTTTTTTGACATACTAAGCTTTTCCTAAGCAAAATAGTTGAATTTATATTGAATTCCGCTACAATGCTTATGTTGGGTAAGCTTCGATAAAACGGAATTCAAAGAGCGGTCAAGCTTGACCGCTCAGCGAAGTAAATAATACCTCTTAATTTATTTCTTTACATCCAATATCTTATGTTTCACGAAGATGTTTCACAGCCTCACAAAAACTGTGGATAAACCTGTTATTAAATATTAAAAATGATGGTAACTTATTATTTATTAATTAGAAATTATTTTGTGCAAAAATTAAATTTAAGTATAATATTTATTCATCATGTACTAATAAATAACATTCCCAACCTTCTTCGGGTGTAGGCACAATCTTAAAACCAGTATATGGGGTCGCATGTAAGCCCTGTACGCCGTTTAAATAAATAGGTAGCCTTTCTAGCTTCTCTGGTTTATCGCCGCTCTTAGAGCTTCCAATTAAGCGAGAGAGTAGAATTTTAGCGGTGGGTGGAACCTGACTTAAATCTTTAACGCCAACTTCATGACAAAAGATAAAATCAGGCGCGCTTAAATAAGCGCGAGAAACAGGTTCTCCATGAGCTAGACGAATATATAAACCACAATAAATCAAAAAAAGAGCAAATACAAAAACTACAGTCCATTCTTTATACATCATACCAATCCTTTGAAATTGATTAAAAAAAGAATAAGTATAACAAATAGTTTAAATTTGTATCTAAATTTTAACCACATTATTTTCTATTAAATAAATTAACATTTTTGCGCGAACATCAGCTTCTGTTGATTCTAGAAACTCAATATGACCATTTTGTATAATTCCATGATTACCGCTGCTAAAAAATTTGATTTTAATTATTTTATCTTTAGGTAAGAGCATTCCTAATTCTGCGACTGTGAATGCTGAATAATTTAAAATTACGAAATCTTCTTGCTTATCATAATGCTCGAATTCATTTTTAGTAGAAATCCAATGTCTAGCGGTTCTTTTTGAATAACAATAATAAAATAAACTATTTTGATGCACGTTCAATTCTTTTAATCTTTTCGCTAAATCCAATGCGCAAACTTGCCTTTCAAGCTTCATATGTTCCTCAAAATTCATAAAAAACTCGCAGTAATATAACCATAAAAAAAATAACAACAGAATTTATAATAGTCGGGTGAAATGAAAGGTGCTATTCCAAATGCAAAAACAATAGGAATTAAAACCATGAAAATTCCTATATAAAGATTTTTATATTTTTTTGGCATTTGTTAACTCCACCGCAAAAAGATCTTTTTGGCTTTCCTTCAAATTTATCCATTTTGTCCTTTCGCAATCTTTGCATGTATTTTTATAAACACTTTTTCCATTTGCATAATAAGCAATAATTTTTGCGTTATGATCCATAGGTTTTTTACATAAATTACAATTATTCATAAACTATACTCCACCGAATAATATTACAAGCTGGACATTTTACAGGATAGGGTTTTTGAATTTTTAATTTATCTATTTGTGATTGCATTTCTCTAAACATGATTGCTAAATCTGATATTTGCTGATTGAAGTTTTGTTTTTCTATTTTTTGAATCCTCTCCACATGTCCCACAAGCCATCTTTCTAATCTTTCTAGCGCTTTATCTCTATCACTATTCGAATTAGCCATTCTTCCTGTATGATTTTCTATTGCCTGTATTCTATTTAATACATCCGAAACAGTAATTCTATCTTCCATTTCTATATAATTTTCTAGCTTCTCAAGTCGTTTATTTATTTCAGGATCTGCAAACCAAATATGATTTCTACTTTCAAGTTTTTCCATTCTTTTAATTATTTCTGGGGATTCAAAAGGTTTAATTAGAATTTCTAATTTTTCAATTCTATTTACAATATTTTTAGCAGTCATATTTTTTAATGAATGCTCCAAAGTTAAATATTTTTTCCAAGCTTGATCTTCTTTAATTTCTTGTATTTCAGATTCTAATTTCTCAATTCTCTCTTGAGAAGATGTTAAAGTCTGTAATGCTCCATCAATCTTATTATGCGCCCTTAAAATACCTTGAAAATTATTAGAAACTTGCTGTTCTTTAAATTCATTACGCTCCCATAAATTCTCAATTTCTTTTTCCAACTTCTCTATTTTCTTCACCAAATCCTCATCAACCATTTTCATTTTACTTTCCTTCTTTTTCTAAAATACGATTCAAACTAATGTTTTTTTGCATTCGAACTTGTGTATTATCCATAGTCCAAATTTCGCCAGTGGCATCAATCGCAACAATCCAGTAAATATGATGCTCTTGTGAATAATCAATCATTGCGATTGCATAACCATTTCCTTTACCTATTACATGCATGGGAATGCATGGATTTAATTGCAATATCATATTTATTTTCCATATTAGTAATTATTTTTTGAAGATTCAATAGAGCTTGAGCAATAACTCTATTAGCTTCTTCTTGTTTCTTCATCCATTTTGTTAAAATATCTACATCTATATCTTTCATAATTTTATTTATCTCTATCAAATAAAAAAATATATAAAATTCCCCAAACAATTCCAAAAAATAAAATTCCTGCAACTATTTTATGTGAATTCGTTAAAGTGTATAAGATCCTTAATTTTCTTTAAATTATTTAGTCCTTCTTCAACTGTTTTATGTGAGCTCGTTATAGTGACCCCCTCTCTTAAAGTATAAGTAGTAGTTTTGTTTATTTCATCAAACTTAATAGCTTGAAGATGATCTATAAAAATAATGCAGTCTGATAAAGAAATAATTTTCATTTTAACTCCTCATTTTCTAACCTATTTTTTAATTCATTAGCTAATTCAAAAAATGATTGCGCATGCGCACGCTC